AGAATGCGAGCACACCAAAGGTGCTCTTGCTTGCGGACGGCTCCGCTACATTTGCTGGGAATGTAACTGTAGGACCGTATAACACTTCACCATATGTAGCAGGTGCAAAGCTCTTTACTAATAACAGCGGCGGAGCATCATTGATCTTAAATGGCGATGGTAGTACTGGAACGGCTCTCGGTGTTTACGACGGTAATTCGAACAGCTACAGCGCCACGATCTCCCGTAACGGCTCCGCTACATTTGGAGGTGACTTGTCAACAGGCGCTTTCAATGTTGCATCAAATGTTCAGGGCACACGATTAGGAGAGAACGGTGGGTTTATTTCCCAGAGAAACACTTCTTACGCTGGATCTGCGACACAATGGGCTGGTTATTATGGAACAGTCCTAAAATCTGAAATCACGGCGGATGGCTCCGCTTTATTTGAGGGTGGCATCCGAAGCAATACCAGCGTAAACATCTATCACCCTCAAACTGCTTCAAACGGTATCCAGATATTTGGAGGGTATGCAAATGGAGTGAACAAGGCATCCATCAGGTCTGACGGAACTGCTGTTTTCAGCGGCAACATCACTGCTGGCAACGTTTCTGACATCAAGTTTAAAGAGAACATCACAGATGCTAAGCCTCAATTAACTGATGTAGTTGCTCTTGGTAGCTCCCTAAAAAACTGGGACTGGAAAGAAGAAGCTCCTCTTAATGACGAGCTGAAATCTAAGCGGTTCTTAGGTCTGATTGCTCAGGAAGCTGACGATATTTGTCCAACACTTTCTTACACAGTTGCTAAGACCAAGCAGGGTAAGGAGCTTACACCTGAACAGGTAATCCCAGCTGTATATGAAGACAAGGTTGTACCCGCTAAATATAAGTCAGTTGTAATTCCAGCAACAAAGGATGATAAAGGGAAAATACTTACTCCTATTCATACTGAACAGGTTCTTGTAACCCCTGAATATACAGAGCAAGTTCTTGTAGAAGAAGAGCGTATTATTCCTGCTACTTATGAAGAGCTTGACGACAGTTACAAAGCTATCAACCATGACATCCTTGTGATGAAACTACTTGGTGCTGTTGCTGAACTGACTGCTCGTGTTGAAGAATTAGAAAGTAACGGAGATGAAGAATTAGAAAATAACATAGATGAAGAACTAGAGAATGCCGGAGGTGACTAATGTCAGTTAATTTTCCTACTAATAGGCAGGAAGCCGGGCTTAGTCCCGGCGGTGCTTTAATTCAAGGTGATATTTGGCGATACCATAGTATCGAATATACTTGGGTAGTTGCTCCTGATAGTACAGGGTATTGGTCATCGAAAGGTATCAATATTAATCCTGATCTTTATATTGCCAAAACTGAAGTATTTGAAGCTAATGGAGGCACTATTAGTGGTAACTACGCTGGTACTTCTCCTTTTGCTGTAGGTCATGCCACATCATCTGATAGTGCTACTGCACTAGAAACAGCAAGAACAATAGGTGGCGTTTCATTTGATGGTACTAGCAATATTAATCTACCAGGTGTTAATTCTGCAGGTAATCAAAATACTACAGGTAATGCTGCAACTGCTACATCAGCAGACAGGGTAGACCATAGCCTTACACTTACATTTGTAGATGTTAATAATAATTCTACAAGCATTGTATATGATGGTAGTTCTGCTAAAAGTATGACCTTTGCGGATACCGATGTAGCACAGGATGTAATTACAATTACTGGTGGTGCTGGTATTGATGTAACAGGTACTACTGTTGCTATTGCTAATAACGTGGCTAGAGCAACACTCCAAGAGAATGATTACGCACGTAAGGGTGATGGGTCATTCTTTAAAGTTAAAAATGCTGACTCTGTAGGAGGTTTTCCTGCTTCAGATTTTTTAAAGACTGATAATACTACTCTTGCAAAAGCTCAAACTGCACCACCTTCTACTCTAGGTGGCAAATATGTAGTTGATTCAGTTGGAAACGGTTTAAAAGCTCTACAAGCTGATCGGGCAAGTAAGGATGAGTCTGGAATAGACCTAATCAATATTGATGAACTTAATGCGAAATTTAATGCTATTGATACTGGTAGTGATATAGAAGGTAGTGGTCGTATTCACTGTGATATTAGAAACTATTCTACTGATACTCAGACATCGTGGGATTTAGCATTTAGTAATTGTATGGCTGCTAATGGTGCTGTTTATTTACCAGCAGCTACCTACAACTTTGACGGTACAGTTGGTCAAACTAGTGCTAGTGCAAATGTTTATGGTGATGGGTCTGGTCAGACCATCCTTAACTTTGCGTCGGGTGGTGGTCTTACCTTTACTGCTTTAAGGCAACCTGTTATTGCTGATAACCCTAATCTTACAGACTACGACACCGTAATTCTCAAAGGATTTAGTGTATATGGTCCTAAGACGGGAACTGGTATTAATATTCAGTATACTAGCAGTGGTAATGCTGCACAAAAAGTATATTGTGAAGATGTTACAGTTTTAGACTTTAACACTGGCTGGAACCTTGTAGATACTGATTTGAGTACCTATAATCATTGCTCAGCTCTTAGGTGTACTACTGGTGTTAATTGTAAATCAGATAACGACAGTAATAAAGGCGATGCTGTCAATATTAGATTTACCAATTGGCAGATTGGTGATTGTATTACTGGTATTAATATAAATACTAGAGCTGAAGGTGTATATGTTACCGATACTTTAATTATTGCTGGTAGCACTGGTGTTATCTTTAAGGGTAATACTGGTAATACTGCTGCTGCTGAACCTTATTTTGTTCTTCGTGGCTGTAATATTGATGTCAATAGTAACTGTCTAACTCTAGACGCCGCTATTCAATCTTCTATTACTGACAATAGTTTCTATAAGCGTCCTGGTAATTCTAACTGGACTGGTGTTATCATCAAAGGTAATAGTTACGATAACCTCGTTACTGATAATATCTTTAATGGTATTCAAAATCAAAATACCCGTGTTGGTATTGATGTTCAGACTTCACAGCATACTACTTTCTCGAACAATAACTTCCAAACTATAAATACTGCTTTTAAATTATCAGAAGATGCAGCACTTAATAACTACATTGATAATGATTTTAGAGTAGTAGGTAGTCAGTTTAATTCAATTACTCCTACCAAACACATTGAAAAGGGTAACCTTGTTTCTCAAAAAGATGAGATCAATAGATATGACATTATCAATGGTGATGGTGTTTATATCTATGACGCCCTTAATACTGGAGGCTTCAAGCTGACATCTGGTGGTAGTGGTGGTAACAATACTGGAGGCGGTGATTATACTTTACCTGTAGCTACTGCTAATCTACTTGGTGGTATTAAAGTTGGTTCAGGTCTTGATATTGATACTAATTCAACCCTATCAGTTAATTTAGGAGTTGGTTCAGGAACTTATCCAGGTAATGTAATTAATGTCGAAGAAATGGCTGGTGCTAATTTTTCAGCCAGACTTCTGGCAGCATTTAATTTAGCAACTTCTCCTAATACTTCTAGAACTTGCGTATATTTACCTCCTGGCACTTATAATATGTCTTCAGATGTCACCCTTCGTAGCCTTGATAATGGTAAGCAAATTAGCTTTTATGGTGATGCATTTAACGGAGCTAAAATTAATACAAATGGGCATACCATTAGATTTTCACAACCTGCTAATGTTCAGAATCTTGCCTTCAATGTAACAGGTTCTGTAGTAGGTTTGTTGTTTAAACGTACTTGGTCTGGTCACGAGGAAGATATGGATTCCACAATCCATAATTGTGATTTTAATTGTAATAACACTTTGCCCAATGGCGATCCAGCAGATAATGCTCTAGCTCAGACGTCTGTTGCTGTTCAATATTGGGGAAGGAACCTAAAGTTTACTAATAATAGAATGAAGACTGCTAAGAACAGTAGAGCTGGTCTACAGCTTCTCTATTACAGTTCTGGTTCACCGTCTGGCATTAGTACAACCAAAGGTTTCCGTAGAACCTGTATTACTAACAATACTTTTCATTCATTTGAAAATTCTACTGGCGTATTAGTTGGACATACTGTTGGTGGTCCTGCTGCAGGTAGTACTGTTAGTAATTATCCTTTGATTGGTCTTGTTTTTGCTAATAACACTATCGATTTTGAAGGGACTTTGTTTGCCTCTTACATCTCACTGCAAGGAGGTACTTTTACTGGAAACTCTTGTTTCTGGGGAAACTGTGATAGTCACAATGGTAGTGAATATTATATCTATATTTCTAGTGGAAATGGTGTAGTTATTACAGGCAACTCGTTTGATGGTGAGAGCACTACCGCATCAGCTAGACCTGATGATCATATATTTATTAGTGGTTCTAATAATATTATAGCTAATAACAGTAAGATTAACTTCTAAAAAAAAATGCTTGAGTCGATTATCCCCGTGGGTGTCGCTTTAGCTACCGGATTTAGCATTCTCATTACCCGTATCCACTCACGGGTCCATGAACTTGATCGTCGTGTTGATGGTGTTGAATTACGTGTTGCTGAAGAGTACATATCAAAGAGTGAATTCGCTGGTGCCTTAGGACGGGTGGAAGAGCACATGGTGCGGATTGAAAACAAACTAGACAAAATTATCTTCAAATGATTACACTAATTAAGCCCATTCTTTTTAGCTTTCTTGCCAGTGATTCAGTAAAGAAGCTTGTTGTAGAGCTTCTATCTGCCTATGCAAAGCGTACAGATAACCTCGTTGATGACTATGCCGTCAATCTAATCAAACGGGAGCTACTAGGTGAAGAAGAAGGCAACTGAAGACCAATTTAATGAGCTTCATAACCTTGTGACTAAAGAATTCCTTGCCCGCATTAAGTCGGGCGAGGCTTCTACACAAGACCTTAAAGCTGCTTGTGATTGGCTCAAAACTAACGATATTTCTGGTGTTGCAATGGAAGGAAGTCCACTAGCTAAGTTAGCAAGTATTATTCCTGACGTTGATCCAGAATTGGTTCAGCGGAGGCTATATGGCAGCCGCACGTAACCATAAGAAAGAATATGCTGCTCGTAAGGAGTATCTAAAAGCATATCGTAAACGGACTCAAAGTAAGAACACTTCGCGTAAACGTGCTTCACGTTCATTGAAATGTGGCAAGGGTCAAGAAGTTGACCATAAGGACAACAACCCTAATAACAATAACCGTAGCAATTTACGGTGCATTTCAAGAAAGAAAAATCGCCAAAAAGGCGCACGTAAAACAAACGCTAAAAGATGACACCTTTGTTCCAACATCCTGACAATTACCTCTACAACCTAATAGCTATGACGTCACCAGAAGCCAAACGCCTATGGAGGCGTGCTATTAAAGAATACTTTGACAACACATGCATTTATTGTGGAAACTCTTATGACACTACTGAACTTACTATTGATCATGTTCATCCCAAATCTTTGGGTGGGCAAACAAATACAAAGAACAGTGTTTGTGCCTGCTTTAAATGTAATCAGGATAAAGGAACAACCAATTGGGAATCATTTATAACCCAATTTAACGCACCATTACGAGAACAAATTCTTAAACAACATATTCATTAATTATGGCAATTACAAAAAAAGATGCTAACGCTAAGTACGATAAACTTAGAGCGCAACTAAAAAAAGGTGACATCTCTAAAGAAGCATTTAAAGCAGCTTCTAATCGTATTTATAAAATGTATCACGGTGATGCTAACAAAGCTACCCGTAATGCTCCTAAAGCTAAACCAGCAGCTAAAGCTAAACCAGCAGCTAAAGCTAAACCAGCAGCTAAGACACCAAAACCAAAACCTAAGAAGAAAGAGGATTTGACTATTAGTCAACGTAGTCAACAGACTACTAATAAAATGATGGCTGATTATAA